AGTTTAGTATAATCTTCTTTCTTTACATATCCTGAATAATCAGGTTTCTTAATTTCACTATTTTTTGTATATCCTTGCGTGAAATCTTTCTCCATTGCAGAAACATCTAGGTCATCATTACTTATAGTAATATCTTTGTTTTTTAGATATTTAGTAATATCAAAATTCATATTTATCATTCTCCTTTTTTTAGAAGTGATAAAAGTGTGTCGCGACTGCTAACCTTTTATAGACTTAATAGCAATTGGTCTATTTGTTTAATTCTTTTATAGTAGCATTTATCTTTTTTATTTTAGCATTTGTTTTATCTACCTCACTTCCATTCCCTAAATTTTCATATATCTTTTTATCATTCTTTAATTTAGTTCTTTTTAGTTGTAGGGCTTGTATCTTTTGCTTTTTTTCATAATCTTCTTGCCACTCATCAGAATTATAATCATTTTCTTGTATTTGGTCTTTATCCCAATATATAGTCCATTGGTGTCTACAATTAGGATGACCTACACCACCAGCAATTGCTTCTTCTTGTGGGTAATATCTAATTCCATCAGAAGTATATCCACTTCCTCCATTTTTGTCATATACCTTACCTTGATAAGGCATACACAAAGGGCAAGCAAATGTATGGGCTGGTAAGTATAAAAGCTCTTTTTCTAATAAATTAGCATCGTACATTGTCCTATTCCAACCTGCATGATTAAGATTAGTGTTATAAAGCATTGAATTATAATCTGCTATGTTATGCCAACTTCTTACACTTCCATCTTTATTATGGTATGGAATGGTTGCTTGCACTTCATCATATTTAGTTACTAGTTTAGATAAATAACTTTCTCTATCTATATAACTTTTATTCGCTGTTTTTCTTCTGCCTTTATAATATTCATCAATATTGTATTTATATTTCTTCTCTACATTTTGGAATACTTTTTCACTTGCTGATTCATATATTTGTTTATATTCGGCATCGGGGTTTAGTATTTTATTTCCCTCTAAATCTCTAGCCATTATCATATCTTCAAGTTCTTTTATTCTTTCAGCCATATATTTATGGTCTACCTTTTCCCATATTTTTGCAGTTTCTTTTTTGAACTCTGCTAGTGTTTTATTCTTATATAGGTAATCGAAGAATACTCGTTTAGTTTCATACATTAGTTTATAATATTCATTCTTTGAATAGTAAGCACTATCTTCTATAAATAAACTAAATGGGTCTTTCTTCATTATACTTCTCCAAACTTAACTTGTATTTCTTCTTCTTCCTCTTTGTTAGCATTGATTAATTCTTCTATTAACTTACTATTCTTGCCTACATAGTCATCATCAATTAACTTATTAAGGATAGGTGTTATTATCTTAGCCTTTACACTATATGGAACATTGCCAACACTTTGAATTCTACTTAATACTTGAAGTTTCTTCATATCATTGAATTTCTCATTTGCTCCATAGTCCCAATTTAACTCGGTAGGTATTAGATTAACTTGTATGTTGTTCGCCTGCTGTGCTTTAACAACATTTTCTAGTAAATGATTTATTTGAGGCTCTATTTGTGTCTTTATTGCCTCAATAGTCATATCGGAATTATTCTTACTTAAATCTATACTATCAACATTCTGATAAGCATCTTTTTCATAACCAAATGTTGCAGGGCTTAGTCCTGCCATTTGAATTACTTGATAATCGCAAAATTTAAACGAACTAATATATTCATTAAATCTAATATTACCTTGTAAAAACTCAAATAATTGATGGTCTTTATCACCAGGCAATAAAGTAAAATAATCTGCTAATTTACCAACACTTAATGTATCTACCTTATAATGATTAGATGCAGGTTGCCAATTAGTTACTATGTCTCCACTTTGATAATGTTGACTTGTTACTATCTTAGTTTTAGTCTTTTCTATTTCATCAACAAAGGTATTAAATATTTCCATTTCTTCATTCAAGAACTTTTTACTATCTTTAAAGAAATTCTGACCTATATCTATATTAATTAGATTTTCATAATTTAATATGTACTTAGGAATATAATCATTGCCAGTTCTTAGATTAAATGTTCCTAAATCAACAGGTATTAATTTACCGCCTTTATCTTCTTTAAACACTTCCATAGTCATATAAGTAATACCATTCTCTAACTTAATATTTCTATGAAGTTCGTATATATCTTCTTTAGTAACAAACTCTTGTATGATAGTACCACTTATTACTTTATCGTACTTTTGTACCAAATCATGTATGTCTGATTTCTTGATACACTCTAGATATATCTTATTATCAAACTTATTTATTAATATGAAACTTTCTTCTTCATATACTGCTAATTCTAGGCTCTCTTTAAGTGTAGGCATCAACCAGTTTATTGATAACCCCTCTGTCTGTGTTACTAAATCTGAACCAAATATTTGATTAACTATATATGTAGCAACCTTTTTACCACTAGGAGCAATTATATAGTCATTTTTCTTATAAATATTAGGTTTCCCATTAGTTATACCAGGCTGTGTTACTGTTGCCTCTACTCTTATATATGGAGCCTCTAAATAATTGTATGCTGATTTTAATCTTACTTGATTATTCATTTAATATCAACTCCCTCATATATTAGAGTTTCAATATGAGCCTCTCTTTTCTTTTCATTAGTCAATTTATATTTATAACTTTGAACTACTATTTGCACTTTTCTATTAGTTCCTAGTAAATGTTTCATGCCTCTTACTTTTACTACATAGAACTTACCCATAGGAGCAAAGTCTTTATCTATTTTTCTTTTATCTATACATTGACCATTTAAATATAAATATAAAGTCCATTTCTTATTATTTATTAGATATTTTTTCAATTTTTGTGCTTTTTCCACAATTTTATCAAAAATATTCAATAAAATGTCACTTATTTTTTCTATTAGAGTTCTCATTTTTAACTCCTTTCTATGTGTATAAATAATAAAAAACATATAGTTATCTCTTTAACTATATGCTTCTTATGTTTACGACACACTTTTTCGCACTTTTCTATCTCTTAAATTATAGCATAATTATTTATTATTGTCAACATCTCTTTTATAACTTCTAATATGTATGTAATGAGTAGGGTAGATTTCATACACTTCTATCATCTTACACTTAGGGCAAGGATATTCTATTACCAAAGGAGTTTCTACTTCTATTCCCATTTTCTTTAGATTTTTATAATATTCTTCAATTTCTATCTTAAACAAATATCTTTTTGTAGATTTACAACGAATTTCGATTTTAATCAACTCCTTTTATACTACTGGTGCTCTATCAGTTTCTTTAAATTCTATTATGATATACCTTAAGGCATCTATATGGTCATCAAACTCTTTTACATAGGCTTCTTTACCACTTTTAGCACTTGCCTTTAAGTCATATCTATAACTTTCTAATTCAAGCATTCCATCATCTTTACCACTATAAACTAATTCACCACTATCAGTTATATGCTTAATCGCTTTTTGTTTATATATTAGCAGATATCCCTTATAAAACAAAGATTGCATATATTGAACTCCCTCAACTACAGTATCCTCACTTTTATTTATTAATGTATGTGGTATATTATCAGCAATTAATCTGTTATGGAAATGAGCGGCGGCACTATCTAATACCATAGTGGTAATAGGCACTTGTCCATATTCACTTTTTAGATACAATAAGAATAATCTTAATTGCTTGCTAAAATATTCAGTTGTAGGGTTGTCTTGTTCTTCTTTAGCATTATGGTAGTAATATTCTAACCTTATTAATACCCATTTCTTATTTACTTTATCATAAGCAAGAGCAATAGGTACAAAGGCTGTCGCATGGACTGAACCATAGTCTATTCCTATTCCTATTTCTCTGAAAGCATAGTCATTTAAATCATTAATGATGTTTATTGTTGTAAAAATTTTTCCAGTTGCAAGTATCCATTTATTAAATATCTTTTGCTCTCTTAGATTTCCGGGTGGAAACATTTCTAATACCTTTCGCATTGCTTCTTCTGTTTTTATCTTAGGGTTGTCATAAGGAAAGAAAGAATAATGCTTAGCATAAGGCTTCTTATCTATATAATCAATCTTGTATGGGTGATTTTCTCCACCCTCAACATTGAATGAATGTATGGTCTTTAAATAAGGATGGTCTGCATAAGATACTTGTCTACCAGGAAATTCATTAAATGGCTCTCTTAAATTATCTTGTGAATATATTCTAGCACTTTCATCTATCCATTCAAATATCAAAGGTTTACCTAATATTTTGTTGAATGCAAGAACATTATTAAAACCAAAGAAATAATATCTGATATTGTATATCTCTAGATACTTTTCATCAGTCTGCCACCTTAATATATAATCTCTTCCTTTTTCTAATTTCATATCATCTAGAAACTTTTTTAAAGGTTCTAAGATGTTACCTTTTAATGTCTCTAAACTCCAACCTGTTATAGAGCCAAAGTAGGTTTCTTTTGGGTTATAATTATATAAGGCTTGTGCATATAAGATACACCCTAAACATATATCAAAAGTCTTACCACTTTGCGTACTTCCTAACACATATATTTCAGTTAGATTAGGGCTAATTATATCATTTAGTAGTTGGCTTTGCTTTTTTGATAGTGTTAGATTTAGACTTGTTTCCATTTTCCAACTCCCTATCTATTTCTTCAATTCTTTGAGTGGTCTTTCCTTGACACTCATTGCTTTCTATATCTTTAATGATTAATTCTTTCTTTTCTAATTTTAGTTTCTCTTCGTTAGATACAATCAAGCCATTGCTGTCTTTGATTAAATATCTATCTTCTCTCAATTTAATAAACTCCATATTTACCTCCTATTTAAGTCTAAATACTTGTCCATTGTCAGAATACATACCATAGCCATTGCCTAAGTCTTTATATACTCTTCCATTATTTAATTTGATTTTACTTTCCGCTGTTTTCGGAATGTTAGGCATAGCCTTAACAAACTTAGCAGGTACTTCTACTTTCTCTTCTTGGACTTGTGGGTTAACTGGCTTATTATCTAAACTAATAACATCAACCTTTTTCTTTCCAGTGTTACTTTTTTTTGCCATTTCTGACACCTCCTTTTTCTTTCTAGTGTTATTAAACACTACACTAATAATATGTCTAGTTTTCTAAAGTAGTTAGCCTGTTAGAAATATAGTACCGCATTGGCGAACCTAACCTACACTTCCATATTATCAGTGTACTGCGTAATAGCAGTACTTATAAAGGGGTTTGGTTTAGTAGTGCTTATAATCAATATAAAGGTCAACCAAACCTTGCGTTTTAGTTTTTTCAGTCAGTAACTTCTTCCGAGACTTTTTAAACCATAACTTAATATGTTAAACTCGGTACGGTCTTTTATATATTTCTTATAAGCACTATACTGATGATATAATGGATTTCTATAGATTCAAACTACTCATGGAAAACAAGCCTAGAATAAAAACCTTTCCTCACTCGTTTTTTTATATATCATCAGTATACTACCTATAAGGTAGTATTATAATTCATTTATGGCGGGGGGTATGTTATCCAAATACACTTCACATACACTATCAACAACAATAATCTTTCTAATGTGTCAAATTATATTTAATTATTATGTCTTTAGCAAGTGGGTGGGCTCGAACCACCATTCAATTTTAGGTTGACAGCCTATTATCCACTCATAAGGTCGCCCAGAGTAGCCCCCGGATTTTTATAATTATTTTATATTACTTCCACAAATTCTATATCAGGATATTTTGTTAATAACATTTTTATTTTAAGCCTATATACCTTGTCTTTTGCTGTTATAGGGCTTTTAACATCTTCGACTATATATTTGCCTTTTTCATTATCAAAATACTTAAAATCGGCTTTATAATAAGTTTTAGGGTATGTCTTGCCTCTATAATGAATTGTATCTAATAATAAGAACTTTGGTTGTAGTTCTAATTCTTTTATTATTCCTGCTTTTTCTAGTTGTTTTAAAATGATGTATCTTCGCATTTCTTTTTTACTTGAAAATCTTATATCTTTATAATATGTTATTTCGTTTTTATACTTATTTTTTCTTGTATATTCTTTCATATTTAAACAAATTTCCTTTTCTTAATTCTTTTGCATAACAATTTCTGCAAAGATTTCTACCTTTATTTTCTTTTTCTTCACCGCATAATTTGCAAATAATCATATGCTTGTTTTTTAAGCAATGTAATCTTTTATGTTCAGAAGCAGTTAATAACATCAAATTTTCTATTCTATTGTCCAATTTATTTTCATTTATATGATGAACGTGTTCATTAGTTTTTAATTCTCTACCCAAATATTTCATCATTACAAGCCTAATAGATTATTTGTTCATCAAAATAGGTTTGCCCATAATATCTTCCAATTTCAGCAGGATTTCCATCATATTTATAATCAATGATATGTTGCCTTATTTCTTCTTGTGATATTTCTTTTATCTCCCAAGTTCTATCATTCATTTTAAATTTATTATTCTTTATTATCATATAATACACTCTCCAATTTACTATTATCTACCACTTCCATTTTAATAGTAGGCATTACTCTCATTTCTCCTGTTGTTTCAACTTTATCAGTTTGTCCTAGATATTGTTTTCCTAGAAATATAGCCATTGTAGGATTTTTTTCTGCTAATTTCCATTGAGTTCTACGAAGTGATATTTGACCTTTGCCTCTTTTTATCTTGAATACTTCCGAAAATGTAGTACCATAAGTTTTCTTGCACCAACTATTTAAAGTGTCATCTTCAACATCAAAGAAATCACATATTTCTAATAAAGTACATTGAAGCCCGCATAAGCTTTCAAATTGTTTCTTATCAATTTTATCCTGTGCTGGTGTATCTCCTTTTACCATAATATCACTTCCTTTTTATTTTGCCTTTAATTATTTAAACATAAAGCTCGCTGTTATGCAATCTCTTAATTTTCTATTTTTATCAATTTTACTATTTTTACTAATACATTTAGATTTTTTATTATATCTATATAAACACCATTTTTCAGATTTTTTTAAACTTGAAATTAAATTTTTAGCACTTGTTACAATTCCAAAATCAAAATTTTGTTTTTTATAATATTCAGCTATGAAATTTAAAAATTTTGTCCCTAAACCTATTCCTTGATAATCTGGTAATATTACTAATCTACTTACTCTTTTTAATTTTTTATTTATAGGATGAGGGTGATGTATAATAGCAATAAATCCAATTATTTTTTCTTCATCATATAATCCATAACATACACAACAATCAGCTAAATTATTGCTTAAATAATGATATTTCCTAAATTTTGCCCACTCACTTCGTTCGCATTTTTTAATATTAAATTCTTTTTTTCTTCGTGGGCTTGATAGGGGACCATTTTCATCACATTTGTATCAAAAATCCAATCTGGTTGAAGCCACTCTATAATGTCATAATGACAACTAACTGCTATAAATTGTTTATTTAATTTTTTTATTGTTTTATTTGTTGCTATACACATTGTTTGAGCTACGTTTCTATCAACTACAGATGTAAATTCATCAAAACATATTTTATCATTTTCTAATAATGCTCTTGCCAAATCAACTCTCATTTTTTCACCATTTGATAAAACTTTATAAGGTTTAAGCCAACTAGGAACACTTCCAAAACCAACTGTATAAAACATTTTTTCTATTTCTTCTATTGTTTTTGATTGTGGCATATCATCTATAACACTTTTATGATTATATTCAAAATTATTTATATATTCATTTTTAAATATTTCTTTAGCGATAGTTGATTTGCCAGTTCCACTATTACCAACAATTAATCCAATATTCCATATTTTTGGTAAATCTATAGTTCCAATAAAATTTTCATTCGAGTGTTCAATTTTTACATCAAAATCATTCATTATTTTTGCTACTCTAAATGTTTTGTCAACTTTATTTTCTTTTAATATGTTGAAATTTTGCATTCATATCCTTCTTTCATCAATTTATTATATTTTTCTTCTAATTCAATTTCATTTTGGCAAGTAATTATTATTTCATATTTTTCAAATTCTTTATTAGATAAATCTATTCTTTCAATTTCAACATCATCGGTATTAATATTAAAATCAAACATACTCATATCAATATCTAAAATACTATCTAATTCTTCATCTAGTTTTGAATAGTCCCATATTGATTTTTCAGCAACTTTATTATCTGCCAATCTAAATGCTTTTACTTGCTCTTCAGTTAAGTCATCGGCAATTATACAAGGAATATCTTTTATTCCTAATTCTTTACTTGCTTTTATTCGTGTATGTCCTGCAATTATAACATTATCTTTGTCTATTACAACAGGTACTTTAAACCCAAATTCTTTAATTGAATTTTTAACATATTCAACCGCTTCATCATTTAAACGAGGATTATTTTCATAAGGTATTAACTCATCTATATTTTTATATATTATTTCCATTATTACCACCTACTTTTATTATATCTTTTAATCTTCCTATTACATAATCACAAGAAACTCCAGATATTAATGTATCATCAGTGTTTTTATCTACTTGTATATTATGTTCTAATTCATTAATAAATTCTTTTATTTTTCCTGTGCTGTCTGGTTTATCAAGCTGTTTTAATGCCTCTTCCAATTTTTCTACAAAATTATTTGAAATTTCTATTTTTATTTCTAATGTTTCTATTTGATTTTCATAATCTTTTATGCTTCTTTTTATATCTGATAATAATACTTTTATATAATCTTTCATAACTACTCCTTATTAAATTTCAAATATTATTTTAACTCTGCCATTTTTAATATTTCTTCATTTAAGCCTTCAGCATATTCAATTGCTTTTTCTTTGTTATTATATGCCTTTGTTAAACCTAAACTATTTTTAACTACCCATACTTGTGATACTTCTACTTCAGCATCTATGATAGTACCTTTATCTTTTTCATTTTTAGTCTTAGTGTATTTATCTACAGGTTTAGTAATCATAATTTTATTATATTCAACATCTTTATCAATTATCATTTCAAATAATGCTTTCTTATAACTTATTTCATCTAATTCCATATATTCTATATTACATAATAATTGTCCAGTAGGTATTAACATATAATTTCCTTTTTCATCTTCATATTTTATTATTTCCTTTGTTACCTTTGTTATATTTTTATTAAACTTAATTAAATCTCTTTCCATTTTTATCTTTCTCCTATTCTTTCTATATTTTCCCTCATTTTTAAATATTCTTTACCAATAGGACTTTTAAAATAATTATTACATATGTCTATTGCAAAATTTATTGTTGTATTTGCAACATTTTTAATAAGTGAAATAACTTCTTCTGGTTCTGTTTTATTTACAATACAAATATTTGCTAAATTGTGTTTTTGTTCATCAGTCATTTGTTTCACTATATCAGCATTTGTAATATTAATATGTTTCATTATTTTCCTCCTAATTGACTTGTTTCTTTTAATCTTCCTTTTAAATTATCAAATACTTCTTTTGTAGGTATAAATATTTGAGGTATCTGATTAATTCTTCTTAATTCTCTCCAATATTTCCGCTCTTCTTTATCTTTTATGCTTGCTATGTTTATTGTTCTTGATTTTATAATATCATACAAAGGTTCGGTTTTAGGTACACTTCCTAATTTCTTTTTAAATTCAAATAAACCTAATTGCATAAACTCTTTATATGAGATATTTTCATATCTACTACAATAAAAAGCATAGGCTTGGTCTAAGTCCTCTTGATAAGCAAAGCAAAATATTGTTTTATTGCTTGTTTTTTTGCTATAATTATTCTTTATTTCCCTCACTGGGAGTATCATCTAATCCTTTGTTAATAATCTGTCCTAATTTAGAACTAAATAATTGTAGTTGCATAGGTTGTTCTGCTTCTGGTATGTTATCAATACCCATATCATCAAACAACTCTTTTATGTTCTTGCCGAATAATTTTTCTATCATTTCATTTAATATGATAGCCTCTTCTAATTGAATATAAAATTTTTCATATTCTTGATAATTTGTTTCATCATAAGTTATATGACCTTTTCCATCATCTTTTTTGATTATAAGGTCGTTTTTTGTTATTCCTTGCTTGCTTAATTCTTTATACATATTAAGTCTTGCTGTTGCTACTATTCCTTGCAGTTTTTCAGCCATTTCAATTGTTCTTTTGAATTCAATAGATACTTCTTTTTTTTCTTTATTAGTATAAATTAATTTATAAGTATCTAAGTCAATTTTAATAAATTCATATTTCATTTTATCCTCCAATTCTAAAAAAGTTAGAAATTATTAAACTCACTAAAGGCAAACCTATAATTTCATAAAAGAATATTTTATTGGAGAACAAACATTTTATATTTCTGAAAGGAATGAATAATGTCTATAAGAAAATAATATTTTTAGTTTTTGCTTGTTCTCCTACTTTTCCACTTCCTATTATAGCATAATTATTTCTTTATTGCAACTAAATTATTACATCTTATACAATATACCTCATTTTTATTATTAGTCATAAATAAACTTTTTTTATGACACTTAGGGCATATTTCTTTTGGCTTTTTATTGTATGTATTATGTATTTCTTTTAATTTATTTTTTTCTCTTTCTCTTAATATTTTTCTTTCACTATTTTGGCTCATTTTTATTTCTCCTTCAATTCTTTATCTATTTCTCTTATTTGTTTAGCAAAATATTTGATATAATACTTATCTCCAAATAGTTTTGCTAGTTTATATCTTTTTATAAAAAATTTCCTAATTTTTATTAATTCTTTTTTTCTATGAGGTTCCACTATTTGTCTACCCTTTCCAATTCTTGCATATGGTCTATAATTATATTGCATACTATTACCTCTGCTTGTGTAAATGTTTTACTATATCTTTTACCATATGACTTTTCAAATTCATTTAATTTGGTTTTTCTTATATATTCTTTTAATTTATCCCAGTTATCTTTTAATTTCTCGTTTTTTTGTTGTAATTTCTTCACATACTCTAAATCATTAAGTTTTAATTTATTTGCAGTATCATCGCATTGCATATCATTTAAATATTCTCCAAATTTTAAATAATTGTTTTCTTCAATCACTATTAATTCAATACTTGGTAATTCATATTTCATTCTGACACCTCTTTTTTTAATATTTCTTCACAATATTCATCGCTTAATAAAATTCTTACACAATTGATTTTATCTTTTTGTATTCTTTCTAATCATGATTATTTATATATTTAACTGCTTTATCAATTACTTCTTTTTGTTCTTGACATTGTTGTTTTAATTCGTATATTTCATTATCATAATCAATATAATTCACTACAAGTCCTAATTGCTTAGCATATCTTAAAGCACTATTATATTCTGAAGAAAAACCTCCATTATACCATTCATGAATTTGTTTATCTGGTGTACCTAAATAATGAAATATATAATCTTTTTTAGTAATATATTCATTATAATCAATTGTTTCATTGCTTATAACATCAAAATCTATTATAGTTTTTTTCCATTTCCAATATACTGTTTCTTTATTCATCTTTCCACTCCTTTATCATCATAATTAATCCTATAATTGCTCCTATACCAACTAACCCCCAGAATATTAATGGTATGTATAAAATCATTTAACCCTCCTTATTCCAGCCTAATTCTTCAATTAATTTATAAATTGCTAAAAATAATTTTAAATCTAGTTTGTGTTCATTTTCATTATCTTGAAACGTTATTTTTTTTTCGTTTTTATCTATCCAACACAGTCTAGAACTACTTCCATCTGCATATGAAACGTTTTCATCTATCCATATACCGCTTTGCGTTTCCATATAACAACAATTCATTTCAATTAACATCTCTTTAGCAGTCATTATTTATCACCTACCATCTTTTTATATTTTTTTATACAACCTCTAATTCCAACATTTTCGCTAAATCCAGTGCTTGGAATATATAATTTACCTGTATAACTCCAAAAATTCATTAATACTTTTCCTTTGCTATCTAATAAATTAAAATGTCCTATAGTTTCATTACATAACTTATAAGGGATATCGTTTTCCTCAAATTGTTTTTTAGCATATTCTAATCTATCATTAAAACAATTTTCTCTTTTTTCTTGTGCTTGTTGTTTTAATATTGGACTTACATCTCTCCAATAATCTGCTAATGTATCATTATCCATTTATTCTTCCTCCTTACCACTTATAAGTTAACATTAAATATAATACATAACTTAATATTGCTGTTAATAATAATAAATTAATTATAATTAAATATGCTTTTATATCTTCTTGCTTATCTTTTTTTAGTATTCTTAATTGTTCTCTTTCAGTCTTACTTGTAGGGAATTCTTTTTTTAATTTCCACATTTGAAATCTACTTATCTTTTCCGGTTTCATTTTATCCTCCTAAAATCTTTGCAAGCCTCTGTATTTTTTGTTATTCTTATTTTTCTGTATCTACAATAATATGTAGGTATTGAATTACCTTTTACTTGCCTTTTTTCTAATAATCTGCAATTTTTACATCTATCTTTTATTTCTTTTTTCTCTTCTGATATTATAATTCTTTCTCTAAGGCTATTTTTTTTATCATATTTAAGTGTTTTCATCAAACTACATAAATCTATTATGTTTTCTTTTTTAATTAAATATGACCTACAAAATTGGCTTATTTGGTATCTTAATGATGTATTTTTGCCATTATCTAATGCTTGATGGCATTTAATACATAACATAACTCCATTTTCTTTGCAACCTTTTCCACCTTTCGCCCTTGATAAGAATATATGTGCTATTTGTAATGCTCCATTATTTCCACAAAAGATACACCTATTATTATCTCTTTTCTTTATGTATTTTCTTGTTTCTTTATCAAACTCACACCATTGACTTCTTATACTCATCATTTTGCCTCTTCAAAAAAATCTTTTATTTCAGCATTATTATCTATGCTTTTTGTTATGGCATATGCTGTTGTTTTTTTGCATAATGTTGCTTGATTATATATACTATTCATATACTGTCTAGTTATTCCAACTTCTTCTGCTATTTTTGCTTGATTTAATTTTATTTTATCAAATTTTTCTTTTTTAAATCTATACATTTTCTTCTTCCTTTCTCTTTAGAATATACTTTTTAAAGATATTTCCAAATATATCCTCCTGCTTTTTTTCGCTTTCCTTTGCAAACTTTACAAATATTTTGAACAAGTGTGTTTGTTTCGACTGAGGCTTTCGTTATGCTATCAAATTCTTTTATAAAATTGTCATTTAAATCATATTGCCCAACTTTTTTAGTAAAATGATAATTATCAAAAGCATGATTATATTTGTTTAGTCCTGTATCAAAAGCATGTTTGTTATTTTGTTTAGAAGTACACCATTCTAAATTATCAACACAATTATTCTTTTTGTTTCCATCTTTATGATTTACTTGTGGATAATTATTTGGATTAGATAAAAAGGTTTTTGCAATTATTCTATGAACAAGCAAATTGCTTTTTTTCTTATCTTTACACAACGTTAACATTAAATAACCAGTTTTTTGTGTTGTTGTTTTTAAAACCTTTTCTCTCTTACTATACTTTTTATATCTATTATTGTAGAGCAATAAATTTTTTATTCGCCCTAAATTACTTGCTTGATAAAAACCTTCGTATCCTGGAATATCTTTCCATATTTCATTTTGTGTCATTATATTTTATTCTCCCTTTCTAAATATTCTTTTAATTTAGGGTCATATTCTGATAATATTTTCAATGCTGTTTGATAATTGTTATAAAGAATTTTATTTTCTTTTTTTGTTTTAACTAATTCATACACTAAAACTGACATAGTAAATATACTTAATATAATTAATTCTTCCATTATTTCCCTCCATATATACATTTTTCATAGATACCTATTGAATTTGTTATTACTGAGCCGCCCTTTTCTATACAATTATTTTTTTGGATATTCCTTACAAATATCGCTATAACTAATAATATGATTATTATTATTGTTTCTACTGAATACTTATTCATTTTTTTTATCCTCCAAATATTCTTTTACTAATTTCATTGCCATTTCTTCATTTACTGGCAATTTATAAAATTTTCTTTTTTCTTCTCTTAAATGTGTGCCACTTACGAATGATAATGGTATATGATAACTTTGTTCATAGGCTATCTTGTAAAGGTTGGTCTGATATGCGACATATTCTTTATCAAATGTTGCTGTTCTTTTAAAATCATTTACTCCTCTTTCATCATTCATTTCTATTATCTGGTCTAATCTACCTATTGCTACTGGAACATCATCTAGAAACAAGATTACTGGTATCTCTGAGGCTATTACTTGCCATTTATAATGTTTCTTTAAGAATATATAATTTTGAAGTTCTCTATTATTAAGGTCATTTATGCCATCTTCTTCATAATCTTGAATTGCTTGGTGCATTTCAGTACCTCTTTGGCTTGCTACTTCAAGTATTCTTTCATCTACCCCTTGATACTTATTTCCGAATTTCTTTTTTAATATTGTTGTTATAGAGGGAAGAATAATTCCATTGCATATATAAAGATGGCTATCTTCCCAATATTCTATAACATAATTACCTATAGTCCAAGTTTGCATTATTTTATCTTGATTAATAATGAACTTTTAACTGGTGTAAATTCTACATAAGTATCATATAAATCAGGCAAATCTTTTTTAAAATCTTTTGTTCTAAATGTTTCTTTCTCAGTTGGTGCTTTGTAAGTAATACTGATATTTTCATCTGATATTTTTATAATGCCTTTATCTTCCATTTCTTTTAATAAGGTTTCTCTTATTGCATCTTCTTTTCTTTTTAATTCTTTTTTTTCTTCATCTATCATTTTTAATTCTGATGTAATTATATCTGCTAATTGATAGTTATCTTCTTTTTTTACTATAAAATTATTTATATCAATTACAGGTATTTCAGGTTTTGGCATAGGAACTTCCACATTTCTTGGTACTATTTGCCTATATTCTTCATAACTATATAAATTATTATCATCATAATATTTTAAATCTAATAATCTTATTTGTTGTATATTAGCCCATCCTGATAATGTTCTTTTTTCTTCCATTTTACTTGTCCTCCTTTTTTGCAAATAATTTACTTAATATTTCACTTGCTTTATTAATAGACATATCTTCTAAATTGTCAAGATTGTTTACTTCTAATAATTTTATTAAGTTTTCGCCTTGATAATATTTTTGTATAAGTTCCATTTGTTTAGGACTTATTTTTGCATTGCCTACTTGTTTAGTTGCTTTCTTGTAGCCATTTTCTGGGCTTGCCTCTTTGTCGGGGTCATCTCCAGTACTTAATTTATATGCTTTCATAAGTGCATATTTATCAGCATATGTCATTGCTTTTCCTGGTGCTTTATCGCCTGTGTCTAAGCCATCTCCGTAGACTGTTGTTTCAATAAACTCACTAGGATTGTCTATATTAACAAATCTATAAGTAGTCTCTATTCTCATGAATAATGTATTAGTTTTAGTTATGTTTCCATTATATTCACTTTCTTTTACTAAAGTATCTCTATCGATTACTTCTCTTTTTGCTGGATAACTATAAACTCTATATTTCTTTTCTATAGGTTTTACTCCATCTAGTACATCTCTTTCCGACACTGCTTTATAACTATTTGTTTTGCTTATAGATACAACTAGTCCCTTTTCAATAACTCCTATTTCTTCGGTTATTAATGACATCTTTTCGTAGATGTTCATCTTTTTAATTTCTTCTTCTTTTTTCATTTCTTCTGTAATTTTAATTTCTTCCATATTATTTGTTCTCCTTTTCTTTTTTTATTTGTGCTATTTACTTGATAAAAATGCAATTTTTTCAGCATGAACTTCTAAATCTTTATCTTTTAATCTTTGCAAATTTCCTTTTACACTTACCACATCACCTTGTTCACAATATTCAACACAACTTTGAGCAACTTTATTAATTAATACAACATCTATAAAATCTGTATCATATTCTCCATTTATATTTTTATAGTTTCTTGGTGTTGCTAAAGTAACTTTTGAATATACTTTATCTCCTCTTTCTTCTAAGATAGGTTTATTAGTCAATCTTCCAACTAATATAACTTGATTTAACATTTTCTTTTCTCTCCTTTCATTTACATATTAATTATACAACTTATTTTAATTTTTGTCAACTATATTTTACATTTTTATTTAAAATCTTTTAATAATTCTACCATTTCATTGTTTTCATTAGTTTCTACTTCTTCTTTTTTTATATCATCATCAAACCATTCAGGCTTATGTTCTATTTTTTTGCTTATTTTCTTATCTCTATATCTTTTTGTTTCTTTTTGTGCTTGGCTTACACTTTTAATTCCTAATTTTTGCCAATTATAAATTATGGTATCAATGTAATTAATAGTATAAGCACCATTTAATATAGCGACTTTAACTGCATATCTAGTAAGTTCATTATCTTCCCACTCTTTTGCTTTTTCAATTTCGGTAGGCGATAAAGTTCTTCCTAATTCTTTCTGTAAAAAATCAAAAATTGTATCTTTTTTATTTTGGTTGACAATTGGTATACCATTATTATTAATAGTACTAATAATATTCATATTATTAGATTTATTGTTAAGTATTTTATTATTAGTATTTAATTGTCCTTGATTTTCTACCTCTAGAATTTCTAGGGGTAGATTTTCTACTTCTTGTTTTCCACTCTCTTGTTTTGGTTTTTCGTAAACATTATAAATATAATCAATTCTTCCTGTTTCACTTTCATTAGGCATTAATTTAATTACCTCTAAATAGCCAAATTGTTTAAGCTCTGATAATGCACTTTTTATTGCTGTTTCATTTTCTTGACTAATTGCCACTAAACCAGCAATTGAATAGTCCCAATTATCTGGCAATGATAGCATAACACTTAATAAACCTTTTGCTTTTAAACTCATATTTTTTTCTTTTAAATGATAATTACTCATTATAGTATAATCTTTTGTTTTCTCTACTTTGAATTTTGCCATTTTATACCTCTTTCTAGGCTATGAAAAAAAGACTTGATGATAAGTAGGTTTATTTAGGCATGAAGTACCTACCCATCATCAAATCTTTTCTTCTTCATGCCTATATTAATTATATATTATTTTTTTAAATAAATCAATATCAATTATTAAATTCTTCAAACTTTATACTTTCCATTTTCTTTTTTAGAGCATTAATTTTATTTTCTGTACTTGTATAAGCATTTTTAAACCTTTTTAACGAGCATTCTTTATCTGCTAGTCTATTTATACTATCTTTGCAGAAACGAGTTCCTAGAGCCTCAAAATAAGCCATAGCGGGTGCTTTACCATCTCTTTCGGTATCCCAATTCTTTCTTTCCTCAGTTGTCTTTATCGCACTATCTATTTCTATTTGTGTTTTCAACTCTATTATGTCTTTGGTTAATCTCGCTATTACCTCTCCTATTATGTAATTAAGATTAGAATAAACTTCTACATTTTGTGCATATTGATACATTGAATTAGGTTCATCAACAATATTTTTAAATACTTCTTGATACATACTAGCAAGTTCTTTTTCATTTATCCTTTTTATGTTAAAAGGGTTAAATAAAAATAATTTTTCTTCCATTTACTCATCACTCTCTACTTTCTATCTAATAATTCCATTTTTTCTTAATATTTTTAAATCTTCTGCTAATTCTTTTTGAAATTTTTCCATATCTTTTGTAAACTCTGCTATATTCCAACTATCACACCACCAACTATTATAAGGTGTTTTTATTTGAACATAGGGGTATATTTCAGTTCCACAAAAACAACATCTTTCTAAATTTATTGATAAATCAAAACTGCCGCCACAGCAACTATAACTTTTATAAAATGATTTTGAATTTATTTCAACAGGTCTATGCATGCTATCATAATATTTACTAAAACCCATATCATTTAATAATTTCATTGTTTCTTCTGTCAAATGTGTTATTTTAGGTTTACTATTTCTTAACATTATCTCACCACCTTTAATATATTTAATAATTCATTTGTATAACCTTGCTCATCAATTTCAAATAAATCAAATATTTTTATTACATCAGTATTAATAATTGCTTTCTTATTAGAAACATATTCTATTGCTTTATCTATTGTTCTTTTATATACATCTCTTGTTTGTATTATATCATCTCTAGTACTAGTCTCATAAATGATAAACTCTGCTACTTCTCTAGGTATATCATAATCTTTACCATTTATATTTATTTTTCCTTTACTTAATTTAATATTATATTCCATTATTTACCTCCTATTCTTTGTATTTTTTCAAGCATAGCCATTACTAAGAACGAGGTCTTACTTTGGCCTGTCATCTTTGTTGCTTTTTCTAATTCATTAAACTCCCATTCAGAAAGCCTAATGTTTAATACTTTTGTTTTTGTTTTCTTTCTCATATTATCTCCTATCTACAATATTGGTCGTATAGTTCACAATATTGATTTTTATATTCTTTTAAATCTTCAATTTCTTCTTCTTTTTCTTCAATTACATCTACATATTCTTCTAATTTATCAATTAACTCTTCAATAGATACTAAATCTTGATTTCCAAATATTTTTTTTATATTATAACCATAGAAATCTTTTAAATTGATATAAACATTATTCATAATTTCTCCACCTCCTTCCATTTGATTTCTTTCTTTCTCTTCCTCTTAGGTAGGCATTTGTCTGTTGCTTTAGTCTGCTATTATATTCCTCGTGTAAAGTGCAACCAAATGTTTTTATTTGATAATTTTCTATCATCCTTATCAATTCATTTAAATAACGAAACTCCCCATGTCTCTTATGAAACTTTGCTCTGAAATCATTTCTACTATCCATAGAAGTATTTTTATATAAATTGAAGTAGAACTGCAATTTAAATTCTTCCATTATTTCCCTCCTAATTCTTTATAATATTTTGTAACACCACTAACCCAATATTTATTATCACCATTATCATTAATTCCAATAGGACAATATTTAGGTTGTATTAATTCAATAGAGTCAAGCCCTATATCAATGTAGTTATTTTTTAAATTACTTATAAAGAAATCAATTCCTTTATCTAAATCTTCAAATACCATTAATGAGCCATTTCTAAAGTTGCCACCTACATTATTATTATCATTAAATGCTACTGATGTATATTTGCCTGTTTCATGCATTGATATAGCAACTGCTAACCTCCAATCAACACCATAATCTTGTGCTACTTTCTTGATTTTGCAAGATACTTCATCTAAAGTACACTCATTTGATAATCCTTCTACTTTTTCTAAACTCTCTAATTCGGCATTTTTCTGCGATTTAAGAGGTTTTTCCTCTTCTTGGTCTGTTTGTATTACTTTCTTGTTTTCACTTGTTTCTGCTTTAGCAATTAAATCTGAGCCTATAAATAGGTTGCTATATACAAGTCCACACATAAAACCTATAAAAAATATTATCAAAACTTTTTTAACCTTAACCCAAGCCTTGTTTATTTCTTTTTTTCTTTTATAACTTTTTCTAGTCATTACCTCTTTATTCTTTTTCATCTTTATTCTCCTTTTTATTTTTCCATTATATAATTTTTAATTTCTACATAATCTGCAGATGTTACTTTTCCATCTCTATTAACATCATATCTGTTATAAGTAAACCCAACATAAGTAATTATTGCTCCAATTACAATTGATAATAATGTTAATAAACTTATTCTTATCATATCATCATTATTTATCATCTTATCACTTCCTTTCTATAAATTATTTAATACTATTAATGTAATTATAACTAATTCTGCATAAAATATAATTACTCCTTTATTTTCTTTTAAAAACCTTTTCATTATATTCTTTCTCCTTTCTTAACTCCATAATATTCATATAAATCTCTATCTAAATTATCTCTTAACCATTTAATTATCTTTTTCATTATTTCTCCTCCATTACTGTTACTTCTGTTTTTTTGCCTTTTTCAAACCATACAACTGGGTATATATATTTATTGTCTATTGAATGTATTGATTTTCTTAAACTTTTGAAATCAAATATTCTATCTAATATTTTTTTGCTTACTTTTACTACTTGATATTTATTTCCTCTTTTGCTAACTAATTCTTCAGTTTCTGCATTTTTTAAATATTCTTTAATTTCTTTTAATGTTCTCATTATAATTCACCTCCAATCATTAAACTATACTTAGGTGTATATTCTTTACCAGTCATCTTATTATAAATGAATACTATCTCATTACCACTTAATACTGGTATATAACCTTTTTTATTTACTAATTTTTCAACTTTCTTAATTTCTTTTTTCATTATTTATCCTCCTTAATATCCTACTCTTATGAAATCTCTAACTTCATTATTTGTTATTTCTCTATAATCTGCATTATATAACTTTTCTCTTAATTCTTTTTCTTTTTCACATAGTTTTATGTATTCTTCTTTTTCGCCACCATACATATCCATTTCAATTCTTTCTAATTCGATCTTTCTTAATTCTTTTAGTATTTCTTCTCTTTTCATTTTTCATCTCTTCCTTTCCTTAATTACAATATTATTATAACATAATGTATTGACAATTGTCAATACATTTTAATAATTTTTTTTATTTTTTTTACATTTTCTTTATAAACCCTTATAAAATAAAGAAAAAAGAGTTAATTTTTTTTAACTCTCTTTAATATTTTACCTATATTTTGGTAATATTCTTCGTTTGGAGGTTGCATACTTTCATTTAATTCTCTGAATGAATTATTTAATTCGTTATATGCTTGCAAATCTATTCTTTCAATTTTATGCAAGTCCTCATGAGATTTCTCTATTAATAAAGCATAATTAGATATATTATTATCTCCCCCATATACCCTTTTAAATATATGATGTCTTGTTAATGGAGTGTTTCTATATATCTTATAGCCTAGCCAATCTCTTTCTTTTGTTTTATAGATTTTAAGCATTATCTTAATATCTTTATTCAATTGTTATTTGAAACTTAGTAGCACTAACTCCATATACTCCCGCATAGCCATCTTGACAATTAATTTTTTCATTATCATATTGATAAGGGTAATTATTAATTTTATATTTTGCTTTTTTGAATGGTCTAATATTATTAGGGGTATAGTAATAGCATTCTACACAATCAATAGCATTTACTCCATCACCAGCAAAACCATTGTTAAAGTTATTAATATCATAACCAGTAACAAATGGCAACCATCCTTTTCCTTTAATATGAACTCTATATTTAATAGAACCTTTATCTACTCTTATAGCAAGTCCAGTTATAGAGCTATTCTCCCAGCCAGCATAATCTTCTAGGTTTTTAACTTCTGAAAGCCATCCATGTTTTTGAGTTTTAACTCTGTAATAAACATTAACTTCATTTGAAGTAGGTTTATCTTCTAATTTAGCCTTTATCATATTTAAGAACCTAGCCCATCCCATATCTAGTGTACGATGTGGGCAATATTTATGATTTCCATAATCTTGATGTTTTGTTACTCTATCAATTCCCCAACCATATCTTTTTAATATGTCAACGATTAAGTCAACTGCATTTTGTTCGGCTTTGATAAATCTATCTCCGCCAGATTTTGAATAACATATTTCTATTGCTATTCCCTCTCTATTTCCTTTGCTATTGCCATCAGATGCGTGCCAGCCATTTCTATTTTCTTCTATTCCTTGTACTATTTCTTTGTCATCAACAGCATAGTGAAAAGATGTCTCATAGTCATTATTTGTCATATATGCTATTTCATTTCTTGCTGTTGCATCATTAGCAGTATTATGTACTACTATTCTAGTTGGTGTCATTTCATAAGGACATTTTATTCCCCATTTACTTTCTGGTACTATTCTTTTTATTATATTTACCATATTATCTACTCTCCTTTTATTAATTTCTCTAAATTATGGAATATGTCATATGTTCCGCCTGCAATTATTCCACTTAAAGCAATAGCAACTTTGAAATCTTTAGTTACTATCCACTCGATAATAGCAACTATCAATCCAACTGCAATATTCTGCATTGGTATTAATTTGTTATTTAATTTAGTATGTTTCTTTGATATCACACCCAATACCCAAGTTACTATGATAGTTACTAAACTTATTAATGTACTTAATTCCATTCTTAACACCTCTCTTTCAATTCTCTAATTTCTTCATTTATATACTTAACATCATCTTCTAGGCGATAAGTTCTTTCTATTACAGTATTGTGTTTCTCTACTTTTTTTTCAAGTTGATTAATTCTATACTTGATTAAATTCATTCCAGCAAAGGAACCTATACAAGTACCTAGAAAAGATATCAGTGCTACTATTATAGTGTCGTTCATATTTCCTCCTTTTTAATCTGTTGTTTTTGTATAATTTATAATTACATAGAAAGTCCAATCATTACCCCAACCTCCATTAGAATATAATTTGACTGCATTTTCTATTGTTTCTACCCACACATCAATTTTTTGTGATAAATCGCCATTATAACCAACCATTGGCAATGTTTCTACTCTTCGGTCAGAATATGCAAAACCACCAACTATCCAGATTTTGTCTGGGTTTGTTATATTGTAAGCGATTGCTTTTTTTGTTTCACCAGCAAGTCCAATAGTGCTTAATACTTTTCTGTATAATGGCTTTCCCATCCAAGTTCCTATTCTTGTTTCATTAGTAGAATATGTTCCTTTTAATACATCATTATCATTAACTTCATTTATTGCACTTACTAAATTATTTTTATTGGTAGTATTTAAACTTGATAAATTTCCTATTGCATTTAATTATTAGTAGTGTTATCATCATTTGTATTAACTACATTTTTTATTTCGTTCATATCACTATCATTTACCTTATTTACATCTGCTATATCAGAATTAACATTTAATGCCACTTTGTCTTCAAATGTTATTTTAGCCATATTATCTCCCTCCTTTATACTATTTCCACCATTTGAGTAATGCTATATAATTTACCTACTTCAAATGTTGAAGTTATAGTCTGATAAATTGTAATTTCATCGTTGCTTATTATTTGAATATTTGTTATACTCTTTGATGCGTATATATCAAAGTCATACATATAACTTGTATCACTAATCTTATCAATTTGATTTTCTTTTAATTGAAGTATATAATTAGTGTTATCTGCATAATTGATTTTTATTTTTAATGCTTTAGTATTATCATAATCAGTTGTTTCTGATATACTATTATTCAATCTACTTGCCCCTACTGGGTTAAGCATAGGATTAGTCTCATCATTATCATTTCTTATTTGCAAAGTATTTATGAAGTTTATATTTAATGTTTCATATATATTCTTCGTTATTGTCTGATTATTACTTATTAATGTTGAATTAGTTTCACTAAGCAAATTTTGTTTACTAATTACAATATCATTTAAATATGTATTTGGTACTTGTATAGAACTATTTGTGCTTCTACCAATAATTACCTTATTATATAAATTTCGTGCAAATATCGGTTTATTTTGACTACTATATAATATTCCTTGATTAGGTACCATGCTATTTATGTTTGTGTAAGGAATACCATTATAATTGTTGTTATTATAAACAAGATATGTTTTATTAAGATAGGTATTTTCAACATCATTATTATAATTACTTTCTATAAAGATATCAAACAAATTGAAATTATTTAATATATATGTACTTGTTCTTATAGTATCTTCCCTTATACTTAACATACTATTGTTTCTTTTTTGTGTTTCACTTTCATAATAAACTATACCATTTTTGATTATTCCTAGATATATATCAGTAGTAGGTGCTGTAGTATTATTAACTAAAAATTTTGTGACAAATAATGTATTATTTATTTCTTGCAAGTAAAACCCACCTCTTATTATTTCTTCATTATATTCATACCAATTTAAAGTGTCCATTTGAATTAATTCACTATTTTTTAAATTATATAATAAACTCCTTTTATTTGTCAAATCTTGAATAGCGAGAAATTTATTATTTTCTGAACAATACATAACTTGACATCCACTATAACTTAATTCAAACTCAAATTTGATACTCTTTTCCAAAATTAAATTGCCATCTGGTGATAATAAATACTCTGAATATTGTGGGTTGTCATTTAACCAATCAAAACCATAAATTCTAAAATAAATGTTATCATTTATCTTATTGATGCTTGTTGAAAATAAAATTCTATCTAAACCGGAATTTTCAATTGTATAATTATTCCATTCATTTTCACTTCCTGCATTAATTTTGAATTTTACTATTGCTGTTGATGTGCTACTGCCTTGTGTTTGCGGATAGCCAATAAGGAAATAAGTGTCAGTATCTCCTTTTGTTATTCTATATTTGCTAGGATTTACTGTCCCCATCCAAAAGTCTAAGGGACATATATAACTTTTTTTAATTTTAATATAAAATGTACCTTTTTCTGAATTACTTAGAAATATATTATTTAAAAACAAAACTCTAACTGTCTTTTCATTATCAGCCATCTCACTACTTACAGCATATATCGAATTATCATCATCTATTTGCATACCAACAATATTAAACAATTTAGAACCAGAAGAAAATGTTGTTATAACTTGTAATATGACACCATCTTTTGACATAATGGCAACAAAAGGATTATTATTGTTATTTTCTATATATCTTCCATATATTAATATTAAATCATTTGAATTAGAAGATAAATTATTATATATAATTACAAAATTAGAAGCAATATTTAATTTATTTGCTATTTGGCTTCTTATTCCACTATTATTTACTTCCCAATTATTGAATTGAGGAATATCATTTTTTTCTTCTTGAGGTAGTTTCCCTACCAAATAAGCCAATATATTTTTTTTATATTCTTCGGTCATATTTTTACCTCCTAACTTACAAATGGAGCATTTAAGCCACAATTTAGTGTATTGTCTCCTGTTACATTTAATTCAATTTTTGAATAATTATTAAATATTATATTTGCTGAATTTTCTATGTCTACATTTCTTGTTATAGCCTCTCCTTCTCCTATATTTCCTTTTGCTTTTCTTCTCTGATTATCAAACCAGTTTATTGCTCTTTCACTATTAAATGAACTTGATAACTCGTATGTGTAAAAAATGCACTCTTGTGTAGTTGTATTAATTATCTTGATGTCTTTTTTCTTTACCATGTAATCTTGCTTAAGGTCATCTATAGGAGCATCGAAATATACAACTTCTCCCACATTATAAAGGTCTTTATCTTTTGTCTTGACTACTAAATTAACTTCGGTGCTGCCTTTATATTTAATGTAAGACTGACCTATCATATCTAATTCATAACTAGAAATGGCATCATTTCTGTTTTCATATCTTGCTATAATACCTTTTCTACCCATTGAATTTGCTACTCTGTCTACTTCATCATTATTATACACTATTTGTCTACCTTTTACAATAGGTGTGTAGACAATTTCAATTCTTGTCCCTGCAGAATAAGTTTCTGCACTTTCTATTTGATTTTTGCCTGGTGTATAATAGAAATCAGCATCTATTCCTATTTCTTTATTTACATTAGTTGTAAATGATACTTCTACATTATTTACTTTTATGCTTTTTACTATACCAACATTTGAAGTTAATAAGAAAGTACTATCATAGCCATTAGATACTAAATTATCAATATAATCTATACTAGCATATACTTCATCAGATTGCATTATTTGTTTATTTCTATAATCTCTACTTCCATAATTGAAACTTATATCTACAATGTTATTATTTTCAAAGAATTCTTCTGTATATTCTAAATTATTAGCCTTAGGCATTAATGTAGGGTCATAGAAATCAATAGCCACAGTATCTTCATCCACTAATCTAGTAAACCACTTAGAACCTGTTATATCAGCAAAATACTGAAAGACATCATAAGCAGTCATGTTTTGAGTAGAATAAGCACCTATTATGTCATCACCATTAAATATATTTATATTTCCTTTCACAAAGCCATAAGAACTAATTACATCAATGGCATCTTCTATTGCCTCTATTACTGTCTTATTATTAATTACATAATCTAAAGTCTCGCCCTCACTAAGTAAAGTTTTGAAATCTAATATTTGCAAACTGCAAAAGTGAGGATATCTAGGGTTAAGACTTATGTTCCCCGAATTTTTTACTACTCCACAAAAAACAAGTACATCATCTTTATATATCTTACATTTCGAGTAGTCTTTAGGATAATAAAACCTTGAAACATAATTTTTATCATTTTCCCAACTTTTTGGATAACAATTGTTGAGAATGGTAGAGGAAGTAGCAAGCATTTCCTCTGTTATAGTAAAATCTTTATTGCAAACTACTTCTTCATTGTTTATTAACATTTTTAATCTACTCATATCTATGCTCCTCCCATTCCATAATTATAGTCATTTTTAGAGCCACCGCTAAATGTCTTAATATTATTAACCATTTGTCCTAATGGGTCTTGCTCCATATTGTTATTTACTACTACATTAACTTGTGGACTTAAATTAGTACCTGAACTTCCATATAGGCTAGGCGATAAACTAAACATATCATCAAACATTCCTCCGACTGTTGAATTAACTTGTCCTTTCATATCTTCCATACCTTTTTCTAAACCTAGCATATTCATCTTACCAACCCATGCAAACTCTGTTGATGGGCTATGTACTCCAAATATTCCTTTGATTTTTTTCATTATTGAATTACCTATACCTGCTATCTTGTCAAGTACCCAATCTTTAGCAGACTTAATACCATTCCAAAGGCCTTGTATTAAATTTTTACCACAATCCCACATCATCTTAGGCATTCCTTTGAAATATTCAACTAAATCAACAACGATTTCTCCTGCTCTGGCTAGCAATATTGGAAGAGCATTTAATATACCAGCAATTAAGCCACCTAGTAATTTGAAACCAGCCTCTATAAATAAAGGCAAATTATCAATTAAGATAGGTATAGTGCTAAGAATAGCATCTATTATAACTGGTATCAATGTAGGTAATTGATTAGCCAACTCTTGAATAATCATAACTAACCCTTGAATTAATGAAGTAAGTATAACTGGTAGCATATTTGCTAATTCTTGAATTATAGTAGGCAACATACCCATTAATATTTGAATAATACCAGGCAATGCTTGAACTAGTCCCATTATTAATGTTGAAGTTCCTTGTATCAATGCTGGTAATATCGCTTGAAGTAAAGGGCCAATTAAAGGTACTAGATTATTCAATAAAGTAGTTAAACCAGTTATTATTTGAGGTGCCATTTTTACTATCGCATTTGATATGTTTGTTCCAGCAGTAGTAAAGGTACTTATTACTTCTTCAATTCCACCTGCACCACTTAGGAAATTACTAAATGCTGACTTAGCACTATTTATTGAACCACTTATAGTAGTAGAGGCTTCTTTTGCTGTCGTTCCTGTTACATCTAATTCTTCTTGAATTACATGAATAGCATTAAATACATCATTTAAATTAGAAATGTCATAATGTACTCCTGATATCTTTTCAGCATCAGCAAGTAATCTTTCCATTTCTGTTTTTGTGCCACCATACACTTGTTAACATAAAAGTTTTTTATCTTTTATTTCTATATATTTATCATCTATATAGTTCAGCATATCTTTTAACTTATATAAAGTTCCGAAGCCTCGTGGAGGTATTATATCTTTTCAACCTCTATGCGTTGCCCCTGACTATACTTTGTATAGCCTTCGGTTCTGATTACCCTTTTTTTGATGGGCTTCCAGTTTAATTCTTCGGTTTATACTCGGCTATGGTCTTTCAACCGAGTTTTAAATTATCTAACCATTTATACCCCTAGTTTCCTAGTACTTTAACACTTATTTAAAAGTGGGATTAGACTATATCTTTATCTCATTTGAGATAGTATGCACTTCCAATATCGTATCAATAGATATTGTACTGAGTAACGAACTCATAGTCGTTTGACCTTCCTATTTCTAGGCTTGGCACTGGATAACCATATCTTTTGACTTAGGTTTCCCCAGTTAGCAAGATTATCTCAACAAGTCATTTCCTACTTATATTTTAATCTCACACCCTTGATAAAGTTCACATACACTTACTTAATTATCACTAATTAAGTAGACATTGATTTTATCGTATAATTCTGCTTAGCGAAGCCTTGATAAGCATTTTGAATGTTTTCTATTGCGGTACCAAACTTGTTTGAATTCCTTTAATACCCTCGGTTTCCCGATATTTATTAGGGGAGTAGACTATCTCATATTAACTCAAATACGTATCCATGATGTGTTCCTCCATGATTGCAACATCTAGAAATCTCTGATGGTAAAAATCCATCTTTTTTTGCTTCTATCATTGCATCATAAATTTTTGTTTCGCCAGTTATTATATTCTTAGCGATTATTTTTTTTGCTTTTTTGCTTTTCCCACCACATAAACCATAATTCGGATGATTAATTCCTCTAACATGATTAATAAGTCCATTTTTATAAGCATGAATTATATTATCTTGATTTGTAACCCACTCAAGGTTTTTTATATTACAATTTAACTTATTTCCATCTTTATGATTTACTTGTGGATAATTATTTGGATTAGGTATAAAATATTCAGCAATTAATCTATGCAAATATTTTTGTACCTTTTTGCCATTTTTAGAAAAAGTAATTCTATAATAACCATTTGAAGCAATATCTGGGCTTAATTTCATTCCTTTTCTAAATCTTTTGCGTCCTTTTTTATCAATGCACCATCTATCCTTGCTCCATATTTCTCCTGTATCAGAAATTTTATATATTTCTTCATATCCTTTTATATCTTTCCACATCAGTATAATCCTCCTTTTATTTGGTAGTATTATACCATAAATTTGTATTTATGTCAATCGCACCACTTCGAATTATGTATCAATAATAATTCTACTTCCTTTCGGAATAGTCGTTACAGTTTCCTATTTTCATAGGCTTACCACGGTATTGTCCTCGACTTCACGTTAGGAGTTTCACCGTTAGCATAGTTTACACTACACACCCTTGATAAGGTTCAATGCGTTTAACTCGGACTATTTTGTTAATCCGCCATGTCTTGAATAGCCATATCACCAACTTTGGCTGCCTCTGCAGTATCCCCACCTAGGCTTTGTAATAAACTAGCACTAAATGAAGTTATTTGCTCCATATACTTATTAGCATCTATTCCCGCTGTTGTATAGGCTTTTTTAGAGTTCTCTATAACTGTATCAGCACTATCTTTGAAAAGTGTCTCAACACCACCTATATTCTGCTCTAAATCAGCAACACCTTGCAAGGCATCTTTGCCAAGTCCTAACAAAGAACTGCCGACTTTTTCAATAGCACTAGACATTAAATTACCAAGAGCAACAGTACTCGCTTTCAATTTACCAGTGACACCATTAGTCTTTTTTTCTAGGTCTTTATCATCTCCTTTAAACTTGAAGATGACTTCTCCTCCATTCATTTATTCCACCTCCTTATTATAAAATAAAGGGCTGGGCTTTTAACCCAACCCTTATAGGTTTATCCTGTTACAACTTCTCCTTTACCAGTTACAACAATAGTCAATGCAAACTCGCCACTATCTTCAGCAGCACCACCTAAATCACTAAAGTTCAAAGTACAAGGTACTTTATACTTAGTATAAGTCAATGCTCCTTCTTGAACTCCTGTTAATAATTCAAATTGTACTAATTGGTTATTGAATTGAGCAACAGTACCTTCTTTGATTAATGTATGAATATCGCCAAGTATCTTAACTATAGAAGCATTATTCATATCAATTTTAACAGTAGTATCAATAGAGATGGCAGCACCAGTGATTATACTTCTTTGAATAGCATCGCAGAACACATACCAGTCTTGTTGCTCGAAATCAGTTGTCAAACCAACCTCGGTAGTTGTACACATAGGAGTAAACGTAGGGACTGCACTAGTACCAGTATTTAAACCTAAGTTTTTAATGACTTCTCTATTATTTACATAAAATTCATTCATATTTACACTTCCTTTCTATAAATCTTTTTCATAAATCTTACTTATGATACATTGTAAGGTAGAATTATAACCAACTCTTCTGATATCCATATACTCTATTGCTTGTGGATTAACATATTGAGTAAATATAATTTGCCACCTTTCCAATTTATTAGTTTCTTTATTTTCAACTTCTATTCTTTCCGATTTTCCTATTAGATTACCTATTAATAAAGATAACTCTTTGCACTCTTTAATTGTAAGTCCATATATATCAATCATATAATAATTATACATAGGCAATATATCGCCATAAAATACTTGTTTTTGTCCGCTTTGTTCTTGTACGACTATTACCCTACTATCATTATCATTTGTTGAATATTCGGCTTTTATTTTCCATTTGTCAGTGGTATAACCACCAATTATATTTTGAAGATATTTAATTAAGATTAATTGTTTCTTTTCTAATAATTCTCTTGTCATTTCAATTCATTCTCCTTTATAGCAATTCCAACAATACTCTTTTTTTGCTTAGTATATATTTCTTGATACCATTTGCCAAAAGTACCAGGTTCACTCCAATTAGTAGTTCTAGGCATAACCCATACATATTTAGCATAGTTGGTATAAGAACCTATATAATAATTTCCATCACTTCCTCTAACTCCTGCTGCCATTGAAGTTTGTCTCATGTGGACTACTCCTTTTCTTCTTGACATAGGAATATGAGGAAATGTTCTATCAAGTGTTTGTCTTGCTATTGCATACATTATCTTATCAGAAGCCTCTAATACTTCCTTTTTCTTTCCTGGATACCAATTTACTTTAACATCAGCCATTATTTTACCGCTATAATTTTATTTTCTACTCTATTAAATATCCAACTATCTTGAACTTTTAACACTGTATGAACTTTATTATCGGCATATTTGCCTAGATAAATTATTTGGTCTCCTGCTTTTACATCAACAAGTCTTCCAACTTGATAATAACCAGTAGCCTCAGGAACTGTATAAATACCGAACTTTATAGCACTTTCGCAATCATAAGGACAACATTTAATTGTGATTTCTTTATAATTAGTATCATCAAATATTTCATCATTTTCATCACGATTAAACTGCCTTAATGTTGCTTTCATACCATTTACTAGAAACATTTTATTCGCCTCCAAATGGTATAGTAAGAGCCATATTACTAGACATTGGTGTACCTCTATATAGATATCCATTATTAGCAAGTATTCTTAGTGCTAAAGTAGAATAATCAGTCTTTAAAGGAGAACTCATTGTTCCTGCCTTTATATCTTTATCAAAATCAACAAATGGAATGTCATGTTCTAATACGAACCTCATTTGTTCCATAGAAGCATTTTTAATAGGCAAAGGGACACTTGTCGTATCCCAACTTGTGTCCCTATATCTTAAGCCTATTTGTGAGAAAATCATCTCACTTACTGCTTCTATCTGCCAAGTTGAAATATCAGCATTTGCATAGTCTGGGTATTTATCCTCGAACTCTGCTATTGTGAAAAATTGCATTTTCTCACTTCCTTTCTAACTATTCAACAATTACAATTGTTCCATTGAATGCATTAGAATAGTTACCATATTTATCTACACCATAGATTGAAACATTGAATGAACCTGCTTCTGTTGGTGTTCCAGTAACTGCTCCAGATGTTGCATTTAATGATAATCCAGCAGGAAGTCCACCAGCCTCATATTTAACAACTTCTGTACCAGCGAATTCTGTTGTTTGGTTATATGTTGTTCCAACTTTACCAGCATCGAATGAACCAGCATCAACTGTTGGAATACTTTCAACTAATTTAATAACTGCTTCTGGTCTTACTACTTTTGCTCCGAACATTACATTTCCCTCAACAACGAAGTATCCTGGGTAGCCAGGGAAGTTACCATTGTATTGAGCAAATGAACTCCAGAATGTATCACCAACTGTACCAACTTCATTAGCAAAGTATCCAACTACATTTGTATCTTTACCTTCTTTATCTTTTTCAATTACATTACTATTGATTTGGAATACACTAACACCATAAGCATCAGCAACTTGTCCCATATCAACACCCTCAACACCTGCTCTTGTTTCAAATTTAAGAATTGATGTTAAACTTGAGATAAAGTAAGCATAAGCAGTTGAACTTAGTCCTAATAGGTATCCATCATAGATATTTCTATCAAATAATTTAGATTTTAAATCATTAATTAATTCAATAGTTTCAGTTCCACTTGCTGGAGCCCATTTAGTGATTTGTCCATCAGTATAAGCCATTGAACCATCTTGAGGTCCTGTAATATCAGCATTTAATTTATTAAAGCCATATACATCGATTTGTCTAGAGATTTGAGCCTCTTTTAATTCGATTTGTCCCTCGATTGCTCTTTCGATACCACTACCCATTACTATAGGGCTTACTCTAAATGAATAGTCCATAGGTAATTCAGTTAAGTCAACTTTTACTGAATTGTAAGTAGCAAGTTCGTTTGTAATTCCTCCTTGTGCGATTTCTACATTATTTCTTACATTTAATGCAGTGTCTAATTGCTTAACAATCTCAATAATTGGAGTGCCAGTTCTTCCAACTTCAAACCATCTTCTGTTTAGCATTTTATAGAATTGAGAATTGTAAAGTAAATTAGCATAAGTTCTTTTCATTAAACCTTGTAGGTCTAAATTAACTCCTGTAAAATTCATAATTTCTTCCTCCTTTTCTTTCCTCTATATTTAACTAAAATTACTTAGTTACAGGTATCATTAAATCTTTAATGCTAGTACCTCTTGTTATCTTTATATCTTTACCAGTATTAGCATTATTTCCATTTACTCCACCCTCATTAGGTGCTTGTGTAAATGGTATGTTATTTTTCTTTTCTGTTTCTGGGAAATATGTATTTTTAAATCTAGTTACTATTCCCTCAATTGCTTTATCATCATCTTTTTCATCAGCATAAAGACTATTCCTTAATTTAACTACTTCATCAAAGTTTTCTTCTTTAAAACCTTTTTTAACAAGTTTGTTTTCTAGACTTAATCTAGTCATCTTGTCATTTGTTTCACTTAAAGTTTTAACAGTGTTATTGTAATTAGTTTCTAGGCTTGTATAATCTCCTTGAAGTTTAGTATAATCTTCTTTCTTTACATATCCTGAATAATCAGGTTTCTTAATTT